TAAACAAATATTCTAAATCTGTGTTTGATAGATGTCTAACTGAATCTCCAGATTCACTTAAACCACTACAACTTTCAACTAAGTTGATAACTGTATGTGCTATCGTTTTATTTTCACCATCCTCTAGTGCTTGAAGTAGTACCTTCTGTTCACCTACAGTGAAAGGTCGGTACTTTGCTTCAATACCAGATACAGGTAGTTTACAAAAATACTCTACAGTATTTAATTTAGGTAATGCCATAATATACTCCTATTGATTATCCGAAGATTTTGTCTTCAATTTTACCTTTAATTTTATTTGAGAATTTACTTAAATGTTTATCCATGAAACCCATAAACAGGTTAGATGGTTTAGAATTAGTAAACTCTCCATGCCAGTATCTATATCGAAACTGTGCATTAAATTTTGTTATATCTCCATTTTCATTTCCAAGATTAACTACACCTAGTTGTACAGGAAATGCATCGGTCATGACACACCTATAGTTAACATTATCTTGTTTGTCTAATGCCTCAACCATGATAATACCAGTGTAATCATCATGAAATCTACTATGGAAATTACCTTCTGCATTTCCATTTATAGTAGACATCCACAATTCAATTAATTCTCTATCTTCAAAACTATTATCTAGTAAGAATGAACAATCAAATGCATCATATTGTGGTTTATGTGGTATTGCTCTCTTAGGGCCATATTCTGATTCTTCTACTGTAAAGAAACCTTTGCCAGGCAATGTTGCAGATTCACATTTAATACCTCTGATACTAAGACCACCATTCTTTGCACCAGTACCAAACATTGCAACATTGTATCTATTACCTCGTTGTAAATTATCTATTTGTGCCTTAAATCTTTCTAATTTCATGCCATTTTTTTCCTACTTTCTTTCCAAACTGCATCCATACTTGATTTCTTGAATGACTCTGTTGGTAAAAATATTGCAATTTCCCAATCTGCACTATCTACCTTTGCAAATGTACTTCTTACATGTGAAGATAGATAATGTTTGTAACATGCTTTATAAAATGGTTTACCTCTTATTTGTTTAAGTAAATCATATGTCAATCTAAATCTTGTTGTCTCATCATATTTATCATTATTTGTTGTATCATATAATGCATCTAAAAACTGAGCTCGTAATGAGTGAGGTAAATAATGCAGATTCAATCCATAAAATCCACCTTTAGCAGGTTCTACTGGTATACACAAGGGAAACCTATCATAATAAGGTAAGGTTTTTTTGTGTTTTGGGTCGTACATATACATGTACATATCACCAAAGATTTGTCTTTTTCGTTGAGTTGCATCCCTCAGTAGTTCTTGTCTACTTACACCTTTAATTGTGGATACTCGTTGTTTGAACCATCTCATGGACTCTTTAGTCCTTGCTTGGATACCACCACGAAAAGCTTCTCGTTCTAATTTATCAAATAGTTTACCTGCCATATATGTATTTATACCACATTGACAAGTAGGTACATTTTTTTGTATAATATATGTATAGAGTGAGTTAACAAAGGAGAAAATGAGATACCACGAAAACTACCAAGAAATCGAAAAGAATTTTAACAAGGTTGTTAAGACTGATAGCACTGTAGAGTTCATCTACAAAGGGTTTATCTTACATAGAAAGAGAGACGCTGGTTGGGGTTATACTTACTACGATATACACAATGAGTTCAATCCAATGTTTGCACAATCTCAAATCAAAGGCCCTAAATTGTGGGGTGATGATATGAAAGATGCAAAAAGAGCTGTTGATGAGTTAATTCAACTTGCATGTGGTGAAAGAAGTGACTACAGTTTAATACAAGATTTTGACTTCGATTTAGTAGAAAGAATTTGGGGATAATATTTTAATAAGTGAGGTATGAGGAAAAATGACATAGAATAAAGTAACGGCGAGTTAGTCTCTAGATGTCGAAAGAGACACGACCCCACCTTGGGTAGATATTGAAGGTTCGCAACCTTCCCCAGAGGTGGGTTTTAAAAACCCAGAATGAAACATAAGAACCCTCTGGGTTTTTTATTATATAATAGACAATACTACATATATCAATAAGGATACAGTTCCAAGAAAACTTGCACCAAGAATCAATCCAGTAATAAAGATATTCATAGGTGTAGGGTCAAAGTCTTCCTTAGTACCCAATCCCAATAATAGTTTTAATATAATCATTTCGGTACTAAGTGGTCTTCTGTTAATATTCTAAATTTATATCCTCTATCCAGACAATACTCTCTAGCTGCATCCCATTTACATTCATTGATTGCATAAGTTCTTGCCTCACGAAGATACTTACCATAGTGTTTACCTTTCTTACTAGGTCGTTTACATTGTGACTTAGGTTTGACCTCTATTATCTCTTGAATCATCTTACCATCATATTGTTTGTATTTAATCCAGAAGTCTGGGTAATATCGATGGACTTTATTGTCAATAGAACGATAAGGTATCACAATCTCTTCACTACTCCATTCTAGAATAGAATCATTCTTATCACAATACTTCATAAACCTCAATTCCCACATAGAACGATATATGACTTTTGTGGGGTCACCTTTATACTTTTTATATTGTTTTGGTTTGAATCTTCCCTTGTAACTCATATAAATACCTTATACATAACTAAATCTATAGAGAGTATTTATATGAATTTTTTCAAATCATTAAAAGCAAAATTGTTGGGTTCAATCAAAGAAGACCTCAACTCAGCTTTAGGCAGTCGAAGAGTATCTTTTAATTCAAAAATATCTGGTGCATTAGATGACCTAATTGCAATGAAGACTGGTATTAATATATCAAATGTCCCACAAAGTATATCAGAAGAAGCATTACTAAGTGCAGAAGATAGAAAATCAGCAGAAGCTGATATTGAAAACAGGGCAGCTGCTATGGGTAGAGTTACTCCAAAACAACATGAAATACTCAAATTTCCTAAGTCAGATACTAGATTTGTAGATAATTGGATTATTTTTAGAACTATTAAAAGACCCATTTCAGATTTAGGTGCAACACCATCAAGTGGTGCATTTAATAATTCAGATTATGGTGTCATTTCAACTAAATTAGGAGAGGGTGTTTCAGGCCCTCCATCACCACATAAAGGTATGTCTAAAGAATATACTATTGCAATGTATTTTCCAACTGGAGTAAGAGATAATATATCAGTAGAATATGAGGCAAAAGAAGTAGGACTTAGTGATATTGCATTAGATTCATTAATGCAAGGAGAATTTGGTACATTATTAGATGCAGCTGGTGGTGCATTTGGTGAAACATTCCAGAAAGCAAAACAAGCTGCAATAGCTTTCTCTTCATTTGAATCTGGTTTAGTAGTAGATAATCCTAAATTTAATACCTTTCAAGGAGTAGGATTCAGAGACCATAGTTACTCATTCACATTATATCCATATAATGAAACAGATGCAGAAGAAATTACTCAAATTGTTCATGCATTTAAGATGATGATGTTACCTATGTCATCAAGTAAGAATAGAAGAATACAAATAATGCCAGCAGAATGGAGTATTGATTTCCAAGGCCCTATCTTAGGTCATATAGAACATCCACAAAATTGTTTCTTAAAATCATGTGATGTAGACTATTCTGGTGGTAAAGATATGTCATTTATCGAAGGATTTACACAATCACAAGAGGGAACACCAGCATCAGAAGATGGTGTTTGCAGACCAGAAGATAAACTACCAGTTAAGTCTGCTGTACAACATTATCCTAATGGTATTAATTTAAACTTAGTATTCCAAGAAATACTCAACATCGATAGACTCAGATATGTACAGAGAGTAGCTGCAAGTGCAATGGGAGCTAAACAAGATGTACAACAAGAACTTGACCAATTTGAAAAACAAGTTAATGCAGAGGTCACTGATGAAGCAATACAAGACCAAAGCTTTGGTTCACAAGAAGCAGCTAAAGAGTATATAGCTAAACATGGTTTAGGTAGTGAAGTTGAAGTATATTTAATAAGTGGAACAGAACTAGGGGATAAATTAGATAGTACTGGTATGAGAGTAGCAAGTTTTATTCCTGGCGTTGTTGGTGCTGCTGCTCTAGCAACATCTTCCATGGCACGAGGTACAGGTAATTCACAACAAAAATATGGTATAAGAAGAAAAAATCCACAAGGTAACGAAACAGGATAGGAGAAAACATGGCAGAACAATATTTTAAACATTATCCAACGATTGATTTTGACCTCAAGAATGATGGTAATTTAATCGAAGCAAAGGATATATTTCGTAATATTAGAGTATCAGAGGATGTAGAAGAAGGTATCACTGGGTATGAATATTATTATGTCGATGACCAAGATAGACCAGATGTTCTTGCAGATAAACTGTATGCAGATAGTACTTTATATTGGTTATTCTGGATGGTTAACCCTCATCTTGCAACCTATACTGATTGGCCCAAGTCTCAGAGAGTACTAGAAAGATTCATAAAAAGAAAGTATTCTGGTAAAGCATTAGTGAGCAACCAGCAGTCGGATATAGTAGGCAGTTCGGACTCGAAATTTTTCCAAGGGGAAAAGGTAGTAGGTTCTACCAGTTCGGCCTTCGGATTCGTCACTAAGATAGACCCAACCAATAAACAGATTATTCTAAACGATATCGAAGGAACATTCATCAATAACGAAGTAGTCACAGGGTCGAACAGCTCGAAGAGTTTCACTATTATATCGGTCAGAAATTTTTCAGACTCACCTCATCACTACGAGGATTCAGAGGGTACGAAAACTACCATAAGTACAGGTAATACACCAGTATCTAACTTCGACTACGAACAAAAGTTTAATGACGATAAGAGAAGCATCAAGTACATTAAACTAGAATTTATACCAGAATTACTCAGACAATTCAAGAGTATGATAAGAGAGTAGACATATGCCCATAATGATAGGTAAAAATACTCCTAATTCTTATAGGATTGAGAGTATCACCATAACAAACAATGAAGGTAACTCATATGAAGTGAGTAATTTAATGCAATCCTTTCAGATTACTGAGAGTATATATCAGATGTTTCTTACAGGTAGTATGACCTTTGCAGATTCAATGAATATATTTAATAAGATTGGATTCACAGGACAGGAATATATTCGAATACATATCGGTGGTATAAGAGGGTTTGAGACTATTGTACCACATGACCAGAGAATAGACCAAGTATTTCGTATATTTAATGTCTCTAATCATATCAGAAGTATAGAAAATCCAGCACTCCAGATATATAGAGTGGAATTTTGTAGTCCTTTATTATATCTTGCACGAACTCAGAGAATATCTCAGGCATATAGAGGAAAGACTGGGGATATATTAAATAAAATATGTTTTGATAAATTAAAATTCCAAGAAAAACCGAAAAAGAAAACAGGTCAAGGAAATAGTTCGAAACCGCGTGTGAAGGGGGGGCAGGCACTCGGTAACTTCTTCTCTCTATTCGAGTCTGGTGTGGGAGAGGTGAATGGAATGATTATCCCAAACTGGTCAGTGTTTAAGACTCTGAGATGGTTGAGAGACAATACCTCAGACGATACAGAGGAGTGGGGAGACTCTTACTACTTCTATCAGACTGCTATGGATGGATTCAAGTTCCACAATGTAGATTCTATGAGAAGTATAGAGTATATGAGTGGCAAAGTTACCTTCTCTCCTCGTATGGGTGATGGAGATGACGACTTTAATTACGATTTCAAAGAGGGTAGAGGTAATGACATGCTCTCCTACAACAAGAGTGACACTTATAATGTACTCCACAGTCATTTAAGTGGTATGTATAGTGGTAATATACAGGTATTTGACCCTAAGAATAAACTTTTGATGGATATTCCGAGTCAATTTGACCAACAATTCCCTATAGAGATAAAAAAGGGCTCTACTTTCTATAAAAATGATAAGAAACACTTCTCAGTATCCCCTTCTTTTAGATTTAATGCAGAAAATATTAAGATTCCACCAGATGGGGGCTTAGCAGGACAGGAAATGCCGCCCTTAGATGCAGATATAGAGGGAGACCCTATCACAGAAGCCACAGGAGCCGCTATATCGTTCAATTATAACAACCCCTTCTCCTTTAGTCAAGGGATACATGAGAGTGGTCACAGTGTATCCTATGCAACAGAGAAGAATAAGTTCAATAGAGAGAGGGCAGAGAAGTTATTAGAGTCCAATAGAATGAATATCCAGATATCTGGGAGAACTAACATCTCATGTGGTATGACTATTAATATAGATTTAAAACAACCTACCAGTACAGCAGATGTCAGAGACGAACTTACACAGAATGGTAAGATGCTAGTAGAAGGTATTACTTGGATAGGAACTGAGGATGGCTTGGAAACACAACTCACATGTACAACAGATGGATGGCAAGTGAGTCCAGATACCTTTGTTGACCACAAAGGCTCTCCACAATACTAAAGGACAGTGTTTTGGGACTCCTAGACTTGTTTTGGGCGGGCATTGCTACCCCCTATAAAGTCTTGGGCAGTTTTTCCTAGGAAAAGCTATTTTATTATGATGGGACTCCTAGAT